CGGCGGTAGCGCCGCCGCAGAAGAAGAAATCCCCGCTGCCCGGGTCGCCGACGGGCCAGTGGCAGGTCTTCTCCGTGAGCTTCAGGATCGTCTTGCGCTGCTCGACCGGGATCGCGAGGTCGTCGGGTGCCGGGGTCCCGTCGAGCCCGTCGACGGCGAACCTCGAATCTTCTTCTGGCTCGCCCGCGCTGTAGCGCGCCGGAAGGTTCGACCGGAATGCGGCGGTTCGCTTGGGGCGTAGCGCGCGGAATGACGGGACCGACTGTCTTGCGGGCTTCTTCAATCCGAGGCGATGCGCCTTGCCGATAACCGCGTTGCGGCTGACGCCTTCGCCAAGTTTAACGGCGATTTCGACCGCCGTCGCTCCGTTATTCCACATCGTCGTCAACGTCGCGAGGCGCTCGTCGGTCCAGTTCGAATCGGGATGATTATTAACTTTTGCGATAACCTTCGCCGGCGCCTGGTGGGCGCGGATCACCGCGTCGCGGATTTGATCGGGCGTCCCGACGAGCCCGAGTTCCTCGCCGCACTCGATCGCGGACAGGCCCGCGTTCCAGAGCTGCTTGAGGCGGGGGACGAGTTCGTCGGGGACGTTCACGGCGCGTGGTCCTTCGCGAGCTGCTGCGGGACGAACAGGTCGACGACCTCCGGCGGCACGGTCCCGGTCTTCCAGTTCTTCGGGTCGTCGAACCACGCCATCACTTCGTCGAACTTGCGGACCGTGAACGACCCGCTGCCGTTGGCGAGCCGACCGAAGAACGGGCTGTCGCCGTGGGCCTTCCAGGACGCGGTCGCGAGCTTCGCCCGGTGGGCCTTCGCCCAGGCCCGGGCGGCGGCCAGCATCGCGTCGCGCATGAAGGGTTCGCCGCGGATCATGGCGGCTACAAATCACGAGATTCGCCGCCGCACAAGCCCTATTCTCAGGGTTTCCCCAGGTTCGGGGAAAAATCCGAAACAGGGGCTAGACCCCGACCCCGGCGGCACGCTATATTCGATTCGCGCCGAACCCCGGCGTTGCGAAGACCCGCGCCCAGGAGGCGTTCATGCAGATTTCCCCACAACATCGAATCCACAACTCAGCCGCCCTGCGGCTGCTCGTCGTCGTCATCGTCGGTGCCGTTATTGTCGCGGCCGCCGTCTTCAGCCAGGCCGACCGGCGCTGCGGCTGGAACGTCGGCGGCGTCCCGGACTACGGATGCGCCGCACTGTGAGCAAACTTTCGCACTCCGACGACGCCAGCATGGCCGAGATCGAGCGCAACGCAGCGCGCGAGGCGGGCGAACTTTACCGCTGCACCGTTTGCGAGGCCGAGCAGATCGGCGACCCGCCCGTCTGCCCGACCGATGCAGTTCACTGCAACGTCGTCATCGTCAAACCAAAAAACCGGGAGTGATCCATCATGAGCGGAGAACTGAAGTTTGACTTCGAAGAACTGCCGATTATCGTCGACCTCGGCTTCGAGGCCGGGCTGGTCAACGGGACCGCGACCATCGGCTACGAAGACGACTTCGAATGGTTCGTCCGCGAGATCACGCTGGACGGGCACCGGAAGCGCAGCGGCGCGGAACGCGACCTCGACATTAGAGGGTCGGTGTTCGAACAGAAGCCAGTCGTCGTCGACCGCGCCAGCTACGCTTGGCTCTACGCCGCGATTTGCGATCAGCTCGAGAACGGGCGGTTCAAGAACCACGTCGTCGACGCCATAGAAGCCGACCGCGCGGCCTGCCGCCAAGACGCTGCCGACGACCGACGCGACCGGCTTCGCGACGAACGAGTAGAACGAGAGAGGACCGCATGAAGCAGAAGGCGATCAAGTCAATCGACTGGGACGGGAAGAAGATCACGAAGCCGGGCCTCTACGCGGGCGTCCCCATCGGCCTGTACCACTCGGCGCAGATTTGCGACGGCGATTCCGTTTCGTCGTCGGGGCTGCGCAAGCTGTTCAGCGAATCGCCTGCCGACTTCTACGACGAATGGGCGGGCAACCCGAACCGCGCGCCGGATGAAGACAAGACGCACTTCGCCATCGGGCGCGCCGTTCACCATCTAATGCTCGGCGAGCCGTTCTTCTCCAAGCTGTTCTGCATCCAGCCCGCCGAATACGAGGCCGACCAGGGCGAGATGAAGACGTGGAGCAATAACGCGAAGGCGTGCCGGGAATGGCAGGCGCAGCGCGCGAAGGAAGGCAAGGCGGTCCTGACGCTCGACAGTTTCGAATCGATTCGCGGCATGGCGGAAGCCCTGAGCGCCCACCCACTCGTCCGCGCGGGCGCGCTGAACGGCCTGATCGAACGGTCCGGTTTCTTCAAGGACAAGGCGACGGGCCTGTGGGTCAAGATTCGCCCCGACGCCATCCCGACTGACTCCGGCGATTACACCGACATCAAGACGACGACGTCGGTCCTCTGGAACGACCTGCGCAAGACGATCTTCGAGCGCGGCTATCACCAGCAGCTCGCGCTGATCCGAACCGGCGTCCGCGAACTCGGATTCCCGTTCACGTCGGCGTCGCTAGTCTTCGTCAAGAAGAAACGGCCGTTCTCGGTCCGCGTAGTTACGCTGAAGGACAATACGCTCGACCAGGGCGAGCGCGCGAACCGCGTCGCGCTGGACGCGATGGCCGACTGCCTGAAGAAGAAGCATTGGCCCGGCCCCGGCGGCGACCGCGAAGACGCGCAGCCGATAGAGCTACCGGAATATGCCGAAAAGCAAATTGAGGATCGACTTCGCTACGGCATACCGACATGAGCAACGTGCGCAACCTTATCGATAAACAGTTCGGTCGGCTGACTGTTACCGGGATTGCCCACGTCGTTAACTATAGGGCGTTTTGGCGCTGCCGGTGTGTCTGCGGCAACGACGTTACAATTCGCGGAGATCATCTGACGTGCGCCCGGGTCAAGTCGTGCGGCTGCCTCAATAGTGAGATCGTCATAGCCCGTAACCGGGCGATGGCTACGCACCGCAAGACCAATACCATCGAATATCGTGCATGGGCAAATATGAAGGATCGCTGCTACCGGAAAACTCATAAACAATTTTCAGATTATGGAGGACGCGGGATTAAGGTTTGTGCTCGATGGCGCAATTCGTTTGAATCATTCCTGGCTGATATGGGCCTGCGACCGCCTGGTGTCGCTGGTCGCAAGCCGCTCTACAGCATCGACCGATACCCTAATCCGAATGGGAATTACAAGCCCACAAATTGTCGATGGGCGACTAAGTATCAGCAGACTCACAATCGCCGAACCAAGTAACCACCCAAGGAGGAAGACCGATGAACGCACCGACTAAGACACTTACGAAGCGCGACCTGATCGAAGGCGGAGTCGACGTGCTCGACCCAGAGAAGCTCGCGCTCGCGAACGTCGAACACCAGCCCGCGCACGGCATCAGCCAAGTCAACTTGCCGCAGGTCGTCGAGGTGGCGAAGTTCATGGCGACGTCCGGCCAGGGCGTCCCGCAGCACTGTCGCGGGAACGTCGGCATCTGCCTGCGCATAACCTTCCAGGCCGTCGAGTGGCAGATGTCGCCGTTCTCGGTCGCCGACATGTCGTTCATCGTCAACGACCGCATCGCGTACATGAGCCAGCTGATCCACGCGGTGATCGAAGCGCGCGCGCCGCTCCAGCACCGGCTCGACGTCAAGTACGAAGGCGAAGGCGCGGACCGGACCTGCACGGTGATCGGTCACTTCACGAGCGGCGACACGCGCGAATACACGACGCCGAAGTTCAAGGACATTCGCGTCAAGAACTCGCCGCTCTGGAAGGACGACCCCGACCAGCAGTTCTTCTACTACGCGAGCCGGTCGTGGGCGCGGAAGTGGTGCCCTGACGTCCTGCTCGGCGTCTACACGCGGGAAGAACTCGCAGAGATTCAGCCGTTCGGCGGCGAAGGCGAAGCGGGGACCGGGCTTCATGCGCGGCTGTCCGGGTCGAAGACGCCGGAAGAAGGTCACTCGCACGAGCATGCGGTCAACGAGATAAACAAAATCCAGGGCGGGGGCACGGTGATCGAAGGCGACGCCGTCGTCACCGACGAACCGAAGCCGGACGGCAAGAAGGGCAAAGCGAAGAAGGGCAAAGGCGAAGAAGCGAAGGCCCCGGCGAAGCCAGACGAAACGCCGCCGACCGACCAGCCGCCGAAGAACCCGACGCAGTATGCGGCATACGCGAAGGCGTGGATCACTGCATCGACCGACGCCGCCGTCATGGACAAGCGGTGGAACGCGGAGCGGCCGCTGCGAAACGATTGCGGGCTGACGTCCGAAGACCGGCTTCCAATCGACGAGGTGCTGATCGACCAGCGCGAGAAGCTCGTCGGGAAGAAGGACTGACCGATGAAAACCTACTACGCGAAGACCTTCGGGATGGTGTTTGTGGTTGAAGGCAGCCAACGCCGTTCGCTCGAAATCCGGCGCGACCTGCGCCGCCATTCCGAAGGCTTTGCGTGGGGGTGCGACTGGCCTGCATGTGATCAGCTCGCGCTCGCGATTCTCTGCGACGTCTACGACGACGAGAAGGCACTGCGCTACTACCAGCGATTCAAGGCGGTCTCTGTTACGACGACGAACCGCGACACGCCATTCCGCATGACGCTCGACGAAGTGCTGGCGGCGGTCGAGAAGATCGAGAAGGAAGCGGCGGCATGAGCTTCGGCACCACCAGAAAGCAGGCCGAACTTCTCGCGTTCCTTCGGGAAAAACAGAACGCCGGAGGCCTATCGCCGTCTTACGATGAGATGGCGGAAGCTGTAGGCCTTCACAGCAAGAGCGGGATCGCCCGTATGGTCGCCGCGCTCGTCGTGCGCGGCTCACTCCGTCACATGCCGGGCCACGCGCGTTCGATTGAGGTCGTCGAGGTCGATCCGCATTCTGCAATAGACGCCGGGACGGAGCAGCAGCTTCGCACCTATTGCCACGTCACCGGCTTGACGCGGAGGTCGGTCGTGACCGTCGCGCTGCGCGAATACTTCCGTGCCCATCCAATCCCGCAAGCCGCCGGAGACAAGCTATGAGCCGGACCTTCGAGGGCCTAAGTCATTATCCCGACTCGCCGGGGTTCACCGAACCGACGACGTCGCGGGACGCCGCCGAGATAATCGCTCGCGACATCAACGCGCGCCAGCGCGAAGTCCTCGACGTCTACCGCATCGCTGGCGACGCGGGCCTGACCGCCGACGAGGCAGCGGCGAAGCTCGGTCGCAGCGTCCTCGCCGTTCGCCCGCGCGTGACCGAGCTGCGCGCGCTCGGCCTGATCGAGAAGACCAAGGAACGGCGGGCGAACGAGTCCGGCCTTGCCGCATCCGTATCGCGGTTCAAGAGGTAGGACGATGTCGATCACCTTCAACATTGCGGCCGACCTCGAGGCGACTGAAGAAGCCATCGTCGACTGGAAGAAGCGAGCGCGCGACTACAAGTCGAAGGGCATCGAGGTGCCGGCGTACATTGCCGACCGCATTGCAATGCTCAAGAAGGATGCGTCGTTGCTGCGCCGCCAGTTGAACGGAGATAATGTATGAAGATTCAGGACGTCCAGGCCTGCCCGCTCTGCTGGCCCGAGGGCTGGCCGCGAACGCCCGCGCATGTCCAGGAGGCGGGTAATCAGTTCAAGGTCGCGGGAGACGCGCCGGAAGGGCTAGGGTGGAGGCCGCGCCGGTTCATCACCTTCGAGCGAGCGCGCCGCCTGCTGCGCGACGAACTCGGACGCCTCGGCGCGACGAACGTCGTACTGTCGACGAACGTGCCCCTGCGCAACGACGGGGAGCCGCGATCAAGTCACGCCGATAAGCGCCAAGCCGACCCCGGCGTAGCGGTCTACTTCATGCTGAAGGGCCGCCAGATGGTTATGGCGCAGGATTCCTATTCCTGGCTGGCGGCGAATACCCGCTCGCTCGGACTCGCCATCGAGGCGCTGCGCTCGCTCGAACGCCACGGTGGCGGCAAGATGATGGAGCGCGCCTTTGCCGGGTTCGCCGCGTTGCCCGCGCCGGACGGCGTTATGCCAAAGCGCGCGTGGTGGGTCGTCATGAACTACAGCGAAGACCCCGACGAACGACTCGACCTGTCCCCGGACGAGGTCGACGCGCGATTCCGCGTGCTGGCGAAGCGTCGCCACCCCGACGTCCACGGCGGATCAATCGAAGCCTTCCAAGAACTGCAAGATGCCCGCGACGAAGCCATCAAGGCGCTCGGCGGATAACAACGAAGGGAAGAACCGATGACGACCGAATCCAAAACCGTCAAGCTATCCGAACTGACCATCGACCCGTCGAACGTCCGCAAGACGGGGCGCGGCGAAGAACCGATGTTCGCCGCGAGCATACGAGCGCGCGGCGTCATCGAACCGCTGATCGTGCGACAGAATCCGAAGGGCGGCTACCTGATCGTCAACGGAGGCGAACGGTTCACCGCCCTCAAGTTCCTCTACGAGAAGGGCGAGAAGGCCGCTGGTTATGACGTCACCAAGGACTTCCCGGTCCGCGTCGAGGTCGCCGACCGCACCGACGACAACGCCCGCGCCACTAGCCTCGCAACGAACCTTGTCCGCGCCGGGATGCACCCCGTCGACGAGTTTGAAGCGTTCGCCGCATTGGTAAAGGAAGGCGCGCTGATTGAAGTCATCGCGTCCGAATACGCGCGGACGGTTCCCCAGGTCCGGCAGGCGCTTTCGCTCGCGGCCATCGCCCCGGAAATCCGCAAGGCGTGGCGGGAAGGCAAGATCGACGGCGAAGCCGCCGAGGCCTACGCGCAGACGCGGGACTTAGCGCACCAGGTCCGCACGTTCAAGAAGCTGAAGGGCCGCGCGTTCGACGCGTGGGCGGTCAACCAAGAGATCGCGGGCGCGCGTGCTCACGAACTCGACAAGTTGCTCAAGCTGGTCGGCAAGAAGGAATACGAGGCGGCGGGCCATCAGGTCAACCCGTCGCTGTTCGGCGACGACGACCGGGAAACGATCACGGTCAACAACGTGCCCGCGCTCAAGGCGATGGCGCTCCGCGAGGTTAGCGACGAGTGCGACCGCCTGACGAAGGACGGTTGGGGATGGGCGCTACCGCGCGACGAAGCGCCGAAAGACCTCTACGCGTGGCGCAGGCTGCCGCACGAAACGCCGAGCAAGGCGCAGAAGGCGCTCGCGGGCTGCACCGTCGACGTCAACTACGAAGGCAAGTTCGAAGTCGAGCGCGGCTACATCAAGCCGGGCGTGAGCGTCAAGATCGAGAAGACGCCCGCGCAGAAGGCGGCGCGCGCCGCTGCGGGACCGGCAAAGCCGGGCGTCCTTTCCAACGCGCTGGCGCAACGGCTGCGCGAGCAGCAGGCGGCGGCGACCAAGATGGCGATCTCCGTCACGGTCCAGGCGCGGTACAAGGATAAGCTGTTCTGCCTGTTCGCTTCCGCCTGCAACGACCTGATAGACGCCGCGCGCCCGCAGGCGACGGCATCGGCCGTGCGGGACATTCTGGACGACGCGCGCGACCAGATCGACGCAGCCGTCATGAAAACCGCCCTGCTGAAGCACTTCGACGCGGACGACTACTTCGCGAACGCCCCGCGCGCGATGGCGTTCGCCGCAATGCGCGACATGAAGATCGAACCGCTTAAGAACGCGAAGAAGGCGGCGCTCGCCAAGCAGGCGACCGACGCCGCGAAGAAGGCCGGATGGCTGCCGCCTCAGTTCCGGACGAAAGGCTACGCGGGGCCGAAGACGAAGGCCGAGCCGAAGTCGACCCGGAAAAAACGCCTATGACCACGCAACGACGCACGCTGGTCCAAGTTAAGGCGCGGCCGAAGGTGACCGGGTTCATCTACGGCAGCTTGCAGGACCGCATTAGCGCGGGGATGAGATACGTCGAAGTCTATATCCCTCTGCCAGACGAGGTCGGGCACGCCAAGAGTCAGTACCAGCTCGACGAACTGGAAGAGATCGGAACGTGTCAATGACGACCATCATCCTGCGCGGCGGGGCGATCACCGATACCTGCTTCTCGTTCGACTCTCCGGATGAAGGGGAAATTACCTGGAACGTGACGCGGTTGCAGGACGCTGCCGACGCTGGGCAGTTCGGGGCGGCTCAGACGTTCGGCATGGACGGCCTAACGCCGCCCGATTATTCGAAGGGAAACCTCGATCCGGCGCGCATCGCGTGGCTGAAGAAGAACCCGCGCATCCTCGACATTCCCGCCATCGCCATCGCGTCGAAAGAACCAGGGCGGCTGCGAATCTTCTGCGACGGCCAGCACCGCATGACGGCGCGCTACGAACTGAAGCTGCCGATGTTTTCAACTTACGTCGTTCCGGTCGACGTCGAACGAAGGTTTCGGATAACCGTGGAGGAACGCTAACGTGAGCCCGCGCATGGAACGAGCCTGTCAGACGTTAGTGATCATTGCAGCACTCGGTGTCATCACCAGCGCCGGCTTAGAACTACCGATAGTTACGATGATCTGCGGTCTAGGAGTTATCGTGTTCGCGATGCTCCCAACTGTAATCGGGGTTCGCTCGTGAGCCGCCTGCTGCGCCCGAACCCGCCCGTCGAAGTCCGTTGCCGCGCAGCCATGCGTCAGCTCGGCGAGATGTTTCCGGAAGCGTTGCTCAGCCTTTGGCGGTTCGACCTGACCGTTTCGCCGCGCCACCGCAAGCCGGGGCTCGGCAAACTGCTCGACCGGCTTCTAGCCCGGCTCGCGCCGCTGCTCGGCTGCGAAGTAAAAGACCTCCGGCTCGACCATACCTGGGCGCTGGAGAACCGCCCCAAGCGGTTCAAGAAGGGCGTCCACGTCGACTACTATCCGCCAGCGAACGACCCGGAGTGGCTCGGCTACCGCCCGCAGGGGACGCAGTTCGCCGGGAGCCACGACGTCAAGACGCGGATCAGGGGCGACCGCGGGCAACTGTCGGACAACGCGCTGGCGAAGAAGGAACGGCGACGCCTGCGGAAGCTAGACCCGAAGCGCCGCAAGGCTAAGATCGCGCAGCCGAAGAACTTCAAGTGGCCGTCGCGGCCGTTCAGGAGGAAGTGATGATGGGAAACGGTAGTCGTGCGGTTCTGCTAGTGATCGCCGTCGTAGCTTTAGGGGCTGGTGGGTTAACAATCTATTCTTCGTCCCTGTCGCGTCGCGCGCTATTTGACGCTGTGCAGAACAGAAACGACGCCATCGCTGGCGAGGCTTACGCGTGCGGCTATATGGCCGGCATGCGCGGAATGTCCACCGCGCTCGGTCATGCAGAAGTCGGTCCGCAAGAACTAGCGTCGTGCCCGCCGTTCAAGGCCAACGCGGCCGCACACGGGTTCAACCAGCCATGACCACCGCACGCTCCCCGCTTCGCGTTCTGACGCAGCAAGCGAACAAGATCGCGGCCTTGCTAAAGGCCGTCGAACGCGGTGACAAGACTATGGACGACCCGAGCGGGAAGATCGCTGCGGCGTTGAAGACGGATCGCGTCACGTTCGCCGTCGTCATGGACCCCATTTATGGACTCGACTCCACAGACCGCTAGGGGTAGTAATCCCTGACAGGGCAGCGAAAAGCCTTATTTTACTGGCAATTTGGTGAGGTCATGACCGATACACCTGCACAGGACCTAAATCCTACGGAAATCGAGGTTACGCCTGAGATGAGGCGGGCGGGGGCTGACTGTCTTGAGGAGTTCTCAGGGCCTGGGGCCCTGACGAATAGCGCAGCTCTTGTGGCAAAGGAGGTCTATCTGGCCATGGAAAGATCGCGTCTGAAAAAATTGGCGGCTCGAATTTCCGATTATTGATGGCATTACCTAATAGCCGTCCATACAAGGAAAAAGCGTACATATCGTCGGCGATCTGACGTAATTCTCTAAGAGTTGGAAGCGCGATTTGAGTTTGTCCCTTCTTCGTCGTTTTATAAAGAATTGGTTCGGTGTTCCACGCAAAGTTTGAATGCATCAAATGGTTGCGATTTTTTAAGCACAGTTCAAATCCATCCAGAAAATATTCGACATCGGCAATGACGCCCGTAGGCAATCTCGGAGATTTGAGGATTTCCGCAGACGGCATGGCGCGACGATTTAGATCGAGTACTGCTTCGCTTCCGATTTTGGAAAACATCATTTGACCATGGTCTGATTCAAGCTGAAAAATGGTGGAAAAGATAAATTCATGGACGACAAGATTCTGAAGATCACGATGCCGTGGATTACGATTCGCGAAACGAGCGAAGCCGGAACCGCCGAATATATCCTTAAGCAGATGCGGGAAGCGCGTGACCCGATTCAATAAGGAGGAAGACATGAAAGAACTCTACGAAGTCGCCAGCGCGCAATTCCGGTTGCCGAACGGCACAACCGGCGGCTGGTTCGACGTTGTTCCGCCGAGCCTGTTTGCCCGCTACGTCGAAGAAGTGAAAATGCTTCAGAAGGCCATCGGCGCGCACCCTGACGGTCTGATCGGCATCGAGACCCGCACGATGGCCGAAAAAATATATCAGCAGCGGCAAAAGAAAACCGGGCCATGATCGACCGACAGCACGGTGCCGTCCTGATCGAGTGCGATTCCTGCGATCAAGTCTTCGAGGGCGAGAAGGGCGAATCCTTCGCCGAAGTCTGGGCCCGCGCGAAGGAAGAAGGCTGGCGGACGCGCAACATCGCGGAGACCTGGCTGCACGGTTGCCCGAAGTGCGGGGTTCCTACCTGATGCCGATCCGCCCGTCAGAAAAAGACCGCTACCCGAAGGACTGGCCCGCGATTTCGGAACGGATCAGGAAGCGCGCGAACAACCGGTGCGAAGAATGTGGCGTCAGGAACTACGCTGTCGGCGCGCGGGCACCGGACGGGTCGTTCATGAAGAACAGGCCGCGCGGCGAGAAGATGCTCGGCCTCGACTGGCCGCAGCCCGGGGAAGACGCGTGGTTCAAGTGGAAGGGCCAAGACCTGTTTCTCCGCGTGGTGCGCATCGTCCTGACGGTCGGCCACAGGGATCACCGGCCCGAGAACTGCGCCGACGAGAACCTCGCCGCTTGGTGCCAGCGCTGCCACAACCGCTACGACGCGGCGACCAGGGCGGCCGGCATCAAGGCGCGGCGTAGGGCCGCGAACGCGCTGTGCGATCTGTTTGATGCGTCTAACGGAGCGAACGAATGATGAGCAACACAAGGTTGGCGTGGGGTTTATTTGGCGGTGTATTCTTAGCCGTCTTCTTGGCGCTTTGGTCGGGAATGCCGATAAACTGAACCATGAAAACATTCCTCGGCCGCCAGGTCATCATGACCACGCTCGACGAAATTCCGCGCGGGCACCGAGCATTGCCCGGCTGCATCGCCATGAACCAGCGCGAAGTCGACGCGATCAAGCGGAACGCTGAGGACGACAACGCTGTGGTCAGGGATCTGGTCGAGTGCGCCCTGGCCGAAACCGCCGCCGACGCCCGGCTGACGATGATCGCGCCCAGGAAGCGGACGCGCCGGCTCGTCCCGTCGACCCGCATGTCTATGCTGCGCACGCTCAATCCGGGGAGACCGTGACGTGCGGCTCCGATGCGCCGTCCCCTACTGCGACCGGACCCGCGGCGAACGTAAGGGCCAAGCCAAGATCAGGCGCGGCGACGAGTGGATCTGCCACGTCCACTGGCGCGGCGTCGACATGAAGACCAAGGTCAGGAAACGATGGTGGGAGAAGCGAGCCCGTCGTCGCGAACTGTACGGGCAGAAGGACAAGGCGAACTTCTGCTGGCGCCGGGCATGGGAGTGGTGGCTGAAGTGTAAGGTGCAGGCGATAGAACGCGCGGCCGGGATAACAGCGTGAAGCGGTTCACGCTCGTGTCGGGCCCGATGACCTACGTCAACCAGACGGCGATCCTGACGTGGCTCAAATCGATTGGCCACCACGTCTCGTTCGTCCGCGACTACGCCGAAGGCCCGCGGCCGGAACCGCCGCCGCGACACCGCCGGATCAGCAAGCCGGACCCCGCGCGGCCGAACGGCACGTCGGAGCTGGTCGAATACCTCGGGACGCCGTGCCCGTACTGCGGCGACGTCATGACGAGCGAAGGGCAGAGGCGGAAGCGGCCGACCCGGGACCACAAGCACCCCAAGAGCAAGGGCGGAACGCTCGGACGCCGCAACAAGATCATCGTGTGCCGCGACTGCAACGAAGACAAGAGTTCGCGCACGCTGGAGGCGTGGCACGCCGTCCTGATCGCCCACGGCGACCTTCGTGCCGAGAAGGTCGGCTGGATCTTGTTCGACGAAATCAAGGGACGCGGGGATATCAAAACCGCCGCGCCCATTTCCATTGCCCCGACAAAGGGGTAGAAGCTAAAACACCGGAAAGGCAGAACCGATGCGCACTCAGCAAATCCACGAACAGTTCGACGTGATCCGGACGACGATTGAAGAAGCCGCCGTCTCCGAGATGGACGACGCCGGAAAGGCGAAGATGCTGCCGGTAGTCCGAGCGGGGCTGGCGATCATCGAGCAGCTCGTCGTCGACATTCATAAGCTGGCGGGAGGCGACTGATGACTATCAGCATTGATCTAACGCCGAGGCACGGTGGATGGCGCGAACGCGCGCAAGCGGAGGCGCTTCGATGACTGACAAGCCAACGCTGGAAGTCGTCGCGACCGGGCAGTCCGACGAAGACTTCGCGAAGGAACTGATCGCCAAGATCAAGCCCGCATTCGATCCTATCTGTCACCTGATGGACGTGGCGAAGACGCGCGGGATGACGGTTCAGTTTAATGTCGTGACGGACGGGTTCGGTCGTTCGGTCGTTCAGAACCTGACCGTCCTCAAGGTCCTGGCCTAACGATGGCAGCCCGCAAGACCCCGTCGCGAGGATCGAAGCCCGACAAGATCATGCGGGACGCGCTTCAGCTCGAGCTGGCGCACGAGATCAAGGCGCAGGACCCGGACAGCGACCCGAAGAAGGGGCCGAAGCTCATCAAGATCAGGCGGTCGCGGCTCGTCGCCATCGCGCTGGTAAACAAGGCGATCAAGGGCGACGTCGCGGCCATTCGGGAGATCAACGAGCGGATGGACGGTCGCGTTCCGCAGGTGGTCAAGGGCGACACGGCGAGCGGGGCAATCCCGATCGACATCACGAACCTGACGACCGCGCAGATCGAGAAGCTGAAGGAGCGGATCACTGCCGACCTCATCGCAAAAGGACGACTCCGATCTTCTGCTGCTTGACGCGTTCAACGATGAACTCGAGCGGCGGCGCAATTCGGTCTTCGCCCACTACGCTAAGTGGAAGGACGATCCCGTCGGATTCGTCACCGACGGGCTGCTCGGCTTCCTTTGGTCGAAGCAGGTCGAGATATGCCGCAGCGTCGTCAAGAACCGGCGCACGGCCGTCCAGTCCTGCCACGATATCGGGAAGGACTTCGTCGCCGCGCAGATCGTCGCGTGGTGGCTGTCCTGCAATGACCCGGGCGAAGCCTTCGCGGTCACGCTGGCGCCGACGCACCACCAGGTTCGCGGCATCCTGTGGCGGGAGATCAACCGCGCGCACGCCGCCGGTGGTCTGCCGGGGCGGCTGAACCAGACCGAATGGTGGCACGACCCCGAGCTGGTCGGCTTCGGCCGGTCGCCCGCCGATACTGATCCGACGGCGATCCAGGGCATCCACGCCCGCCGCGTGCTGGTGGTGCTCGATGAGGCTGGCGGCATCGGCAAGGCACTAGTCGACGCCGCCGACACGCTGATCGCGAACGAGGAAAGCCGAATCCTCGCCATCGGCAACCCGGACGACCCGGCGACCGAGTTCGCCAACCTCTGCAAGCCCGGGTCCGGCTGGAACGTGATCCGCATATCGGCGTTTGAGAGCCCAAACTTCACCGGCGAGAAAATCCCAGAATCGCTCAAGCCGCTGCTGATCTCGAAGACGTGGGTCGAGGAGAAGCGGAAGACTTGGGGCGAAGCGTCGATGCTCTGGACGTCGAAGGTGCTCGGCGAGTTCCCCGAACAGTCCGTCGATTCGCTCATCCCGATCTCGGCTATCCGGGCGGCACACGCCCGCTATGCAGAACCACCGCCCGTCGTGGAAGCGATTGCCGAACTTGCCGGAGCGGACACTGCGAACGAGATCGGCGTTGACGTCGCGCGCATGGGCGACGACCGTTCGGTCTTCTACCGGCGCAAGGGCTGGCGCGCCTACCTGGAACACAAGCACACTAAGCGCGACCTGATGGAGCTGGTCGGCCACGTCGTCCGGCTCTGCCGGAAGGACAAGCCGAAGCGGGTTAAGATCGACGACACCGGCATGGGCGGCGGCGTTACGGACCGGCTGCGGGAAATGCAGGCGAACCAGAACCCGGTCAGCCCGGCTGAGATCGAAGCGAAAGAAGCGTTGGCTGGCGTCGAGATCGTTCCGATCAACGTCGGCGAAAGCCCGTCGACGGCGCGCGCGGACGAGCGGTTCAAGAACAAGCGGGCGGAGATCAACTGGATGATGCGCGAGCTGTTCATGGCGGATAATGCGCGAATCGCCATCGAGCCGAACGACGACCTCGACGCCGAGGCGACGCAGGTCAAATACAAGCCGACGTCGACCGGCGAAATCCAGATCGAGGCGAAGGCCGATATGAAGAAGCGGACAAAGGGGGTCTCGCCCGACCATTGGGACGCGCTCTGCCTCGCGTTCGCCGAACCGACGTTCCTCGGCTTCGGCATCCTCGAATACTACAAGCGGGAAGCGGCTAAGATGGCCGCGAACCTTCCGGGCGGGAAGCCGACGCCGAAGCTCGCGACGACGCTCGCGGCGGGCGGCGTTCGATTGAAAGCTCCGGACGGTACGTCAACTGTTTACGGAATGACCGGGCAGGTGTATGTCGTTACAGCTGGTCACCTGATCGTTGACCCGAAAGACGCAACGCCGTTGCTCGGCCAGGGGTTCGAGCGCGCGCCGGTCTGATCCCTCACCCCCGAGAAGCAGGACCGTCCCCTATGTCGAACAACATCATCAAGCTACAGGCTCCCGCTGGCGTGACCGGCGTCGTCCAGGCTTCAGGCACGCAGCAGACCTACCAAATCGGGGCCGACGGCGGCGTGACCGTCGACCCGTTCGACGTCACCGCTCTTTTGCGCGCCGGGTTTACCTACGTCGCGAACAACTTCGGATGGTACGACACGCTGAAGGGTGTCGCCGCAGCGTCCGTCGCCCTCCTAGTTGCCTCCGCCGCCCTGTCGAACGGCACGAAGTCGGTCGCGGCCCAGGTCGACGTCCCGCGCCAGGCGCAGGCCGTTATCATCCCGGGAACCCTCGCGATCACGGCCGGCACGCTCACGCTGACCTATATCGCCAACGATGGCACCGTGGTCGCCGATGTCCTTTCGCTTGTTACCGCGCTATCGACCAACCTCACGCTGACCACGTCGAAGGGCGTCGTTCATTTGACGTCTGCGGTCGTGGCTGGCCTCGTCGGCGGCGCTTCGCCGACGTTCCAGGTCGGCACGAACGCCACGCTGGCGCTGCCCCTCCGCCCGGGCTTCCAGGACGTCGCCGTCGTCAAGGAGAACACCGACGGCACGGACGGGACGGTTGGAACGGTTACGGCGTCCGGGGGCCTGATCGCTCCCACCACCGCGCCGAACGCGACGCACGTCTATAGCTTCGGCTACACCTACGTCGGCGTGTGAAAACACTAGCCGAAAACACGGTCGGCGCTCCGGAGCTCAACGCCCGGGGCGTCGCCCTTCACCAGCAGCGCGACCTCGTCGGCGCGCGCCTACACTATGCGGCCGCGATTGAGGCCGACCCCGACTGCGCGTCGGCGCTGGCGAACCTCTGCGCGCTCATGCTTGACCTCGAACTGTTCGACGCTGCGGTCGTCGCAGCGAGTCGGGCCGTCCGCATCAAACCCGACAGCATGTCCTACGCGGAAAACCTCGGAAACGCGCTCTGGCGGTCCGACCGCTACGAGGAAGCCATCGCCGAGCTGCGCCGGTCCGTTACGATGACCGATACGTTCGGCGCGCGGCACAATCTCGGCCTTTGTTATATCGCGCTCAGCCGGTTCGACGAAGGCATCGCCGAACTCAAGCGCGCCGCTCACTTGATCAAGCACTCGCGAACCCCCGTTCCAGACCGGTGCAGGATCGACGTCCGCGCCGACCTTTCGTTCGCTCTGCTCGGGTCCGGACGGCTCGAAGAAGGGTTCACCGCGAACGAAGACCGGTGGGATCGGCTCGCGCCGCATCCCGTCCAGCGTTGCGGCCTTCCCGCGTGGGACGGAAAGAACCCGGCGGGCAAGACGATCATCGTGCACCATGAGCAGGGCTTCGGCGACACGCTTCAGTTCTGCCGCTACCTGCCGATGTTGCGCGACGCTGGCGCCTACGTCGTCTTCGCGGGACCATCGGATCTGATGGGCGTGATCGAAGCGTCGGGTCTCGCCGACCAGGTCCTCGACCACGACAAGATGATGCCGCGCGCCGACTACCGCTGCGCGCTCATGTCGCTGCCGCACTTCTTCGGAACGAAGCTCGGGACCATCCCGCCGAGCGGCTATCTGCGCGCGCCGTTCGGCAAGATCAAGGTCGAGCGGCGGCCGGGCACGAAGGTGGCCGTCGGCATGGTATGGGCGACGAACCGCATTGAACTTGGCGCACAGAAGCGGTGCGTCGGCCTGCCCAACCTGCTCCGCTTGGCGGAAGCACCGGGCGTCGAACTCTTTTCGCTTCAGTTCGGCGCGGGCCGCGCGGACATCAATAGGTACGGGGCCGAATCGCTCGTCACGGACCTGGGCGCGCGATTCACCAGCTTCTCGGACACCGCCGACGCCATCGCGCAGCTCGACGCGGTCGTGTCCGTCGACACGTCGGTCCTGCATCTAGCCGCTGGTATGGGCAAGCCGACGCTCTGCGCGTTCCCGTTCTCGAACTGCTGGCGCTGGATGGGTCGTGGCAAAGCGCGTTCGCCGTGGTATGACTCCGCGCGGTTGTTCTGGCAGGACAAGCCGGGCAACTGGACGCCGGTCGTCGACGGCATCGCGAAAGAGGTTGCAACCCTATGCAGATGAACATCGTCGTCCAGCAAATCATGGGGTTCTTTATCGCGGAGGACGCGAAAACCGTACGGATCGGCGTGCGCAGTGGGCCCGACACGATTGACTTCACGTTTCCGACGCCGGACCTCGACGGCGTCATCGACATCCTGACGCAAGCGCGCGATGCGGCGCTCGCGAAAGGCTTGCCGACCGACGCGAAGGTTCAGGTAAGGCAGCCCAAGTCGATTGCCGTCAGCAGGGCAGAAGACTTTGTCGGCGCGGTGCTAGTCTACTTCGACCGCGCGGAACCGAGCCGCACCATATTCATGATCGGGCACCAGGCGGCGAAGGACGCGGGCCAGCAGCTTATGAAGGCGGGCCGTGAAGCAGGAGAAGCGGCAGCCATCGTGGCTGCGGCTTCCGGCGAAGCCCGGCGCATGGCGCAGAAGTCTCCCGTCAACGGGCATCAGACGGCGCTGATCAAGGAATAATCCAACTTAAGGGATCACCATTATGAAAAACCTTCTCCGCGTTCTATCTATCGCCGCGATGATGCTTTGCGGCGGCTCATTGCTAGCCGAAGCGCAGACTCAATGGCCGACGCCGACGGCCGGTATTCCTGCTGGCGGCGGCACGGCGATGTGGCTCAATTCATCGGGTCAATCCGTTCCGGTCTCTGCGGCGAATCCATTTCCAATCTCCGGAACATTTTGGCAGGTCACTCAGCCCGTATCGCTCGCTGCCGTACCGCTGCCTCCCGGGTTTTCGGTTAACAATATCACGACGTCGACGACGACCGTAGTGAAGTCCGGCGCTGGCGTGCTTCATGGGGTGACGATCAACCTCAAAGGAACCGTGGCATCGACTGTTACGATTTACGATAGCCTCACCGGATCGGGCACCAAGATCGGGACCGTCGATTCGCTCACATTAAGCGGTGCCTTTTTCTATGATGCGGCTTTCGCGACCGGACTGACTGTCGTCACTACGGGCACCGCCGCGCCCGATGTTTCCATAACGTATCGGTAAGGCGACTATGCCCAAGAAGCCATTAAAGAAAGCCATCGACACGCCGCGCGGTCCCGGTACTTCGATGGTCCCGGTCTCGCCGTACAACATCAGCGTCAGCGCGGGCGGAATAAAGACCGACCCGTCGGCCGGCATCGTGCTTGGGACCGGGGCCGACTGGTTCGGGCCGCTAAACCCGATGACGCCGATCGCGCCGCCCGAAGTCGTAGGCCGCGCATGGGACTTCCCTCCGGGCTACAACCTGATCACGCGTCCACGGTCCTACGAGATCGTCGACTTCCCAATGATGCGCGCGCTCGCGGATTCCTACGACCTGCTGCGGCTCGTTATCGAAACGCGCAAGGACCAGATCACGAAGATCAAGTGGAAGATTCGCACGAAGGAAGAAGCGACCGACAAAAAGGCGAAGACGACGGCGAAGCAGCAGGACCAGATCGACGAGGTCGAAGACTTCCTCGAACGGCCCGACGGTCTAAACCGATGGAAGCCGTGGCTGCGTTCGCTGCTCGAAGATGTGTTCGTGCTCGACGCCCCGGCGCTTTACATGCAGCGCAACCGTGGCGGCCGCCTGATCGCGCTCAAGCAGGTCGACGGCGCGCTGATCAAGCCTATCATCGACGACTGGGGCCGCACGCCGCAGCCGCAAGCGCGCGGGGGCACGATGTTCTACCCGCCCGCCTATCAGGCGACGCTGAAGGGGCTGCCCGCGACGAACTACACGACGCGCGATATGATCTATCGCCCCTATAACCGCCGGGCGCAGAAGGCCTACGGCTATTCGCCGGTCGAACAGATCATCATCACGGTCAACATCGCGCTCCGGCGCCAGATGTACAATCTCGCGTACTACACCGAGGGCAACATTCCCGAAGCGCTGATCGGCACGCCCGACAACTGGACGCCGGAGCAGATCGTCGCGTTCCAGAACAACTGGGACCAGATGTTTACCGGTAACCTGGCGCAGCGCCGGCACGCCAAGTTCGTCCCCGGCGGCGTCGCGAAGACCTTTATCCCCACGAAAGAACCTGACCTTAAGAACCCGATGGACGAGTGGCTCGCGCGCATCGTCTGCTTCGCTTTCTCGATCTCGCCGCAGCCCTTCGTCATTCAGATGAACCGCGCAACGGCGGGGACCGCGCAGGAAGTCGCGAAGGAAGAAGGCGTCGAGCCGCTCAAGGAATACATCAAAGAGCTGATCGACGACGTCATCGAGCAAGAGTTCGAGAACGACGAGCTGGAGTTCGCGTGGGACGAGGAAGTCGAGGTCGACCAGACCGCGCAGACGAACCTGATCGCCAAGCGCGTCGAGGACGGCCTGATCACGATCAACCAGGGCCGCGAGGCGCTCGGCGAGGAAACGAGCGACGACCCGGCCGCCGACGTCCTGATGGTCAAGACCGCGACGGGCTACGTGCCGATCGACGCGAACACCATCGACGGCAAGCAGGCGTCTATCGACGCCGGGATCACCGCCGACCCGACGATCCCGAAGACCATCGTGGCCCCGCCAGGTACGCCCGGCGCCAACGGAGAGGCACCTGGATCCCCGCCAGCAAAGGGTTCGCCGCAGGAACCGCCTGCGAAGGGCGCAGACAAGCCGAAGGCGTCCGATACGAAGGGCGCAGCGAAGTCAGCCGCGAAGGCCTACGCGCACGGCACGCGCCGGTTTATGAAGGCAGCCCGGCGGTCCGGGAGGACCGCCCCCGACCCTTTTGCTCGTAAGGCCCCACGGGCCGCACGTTCCAACGTCAAGAAACTGTTCGCCCAGGCCTTCCGTAAGGCCGCGAAGAAAGTCGCAGCGCAGGTCCGCCGCGCTGACGTCGGTAAGCTGGCAAAGGCGGACACGCCCGACGACATAGCCCGCGACGCCGAGTTGGACGCTATCGAGCAAATCGTCGTCGATCTCGGAGACGAGTTCGCGGACGTCGCGACCGACATCGCCGAACAAGTTCTTGCACAGCTCGGCGTCACGGACGCAGCCGACCTTGTCGACCAGGTCAACGAAGCGGCGGTGACGGCGGCGCGCGAGCAGGCGGCTGAGCTCGTTACGCAGATCGAAGACACGACGCGCGAAATGATCCGGGGCGTCATCGCCGACGGGCTCGAGCAGAACATCGGGACCGATGAGATTGCGCAGAACATCATGGACTCGACGGGGTTTTCCGAAACCCGCGCCGACCTGATCGCGAATACGGAAGTCCGTAACGCGAACAGCCAAGGCGCGCTCGAAGGCTACCGGGGCGCGAACAGCATGGGCCTGACCGTTCAGAAGGAATGGCTGCTCGGCGACAACCCGTGCGAGATTTGCGAAGCGAACGCCGACGACGGTCCCATCGACGTCGACGATGACTTCTCGTCGGGCGACGATGCGCCGCCCGCTCACCCGAACTGCGAGTGCGCGGTCTCGCCCGTCGTGGTAGACGATGGATCTGACGTCGCCGACGCCGAGGAATAACAGATGTCGATGCACGCCGCGCCAAGATCGTTACCGGAATCGATCCCGTGGTTCGCGCCTCGCATGACCGGCCGCGAACTGGCGGCGATCAACGACGTGCTGCTCAGCGGCTTCATCAACGAAGGCGACGTGACGAGGAAGTTCGAAAGCCGCGTCGCTGCGGTATCGGCTCGGCGCTACGGCGTCGCGGTGCCGAACGGCACGTGCGCTATCGCGCTCGCGCTTATGGCCTGCGGGATTGAACATGGCGACGACGTCATCGTCCCCGACCTGACCTTCATCGCGACGGCGAACGCTGTGCGGCTGGCGGGCGGCAACGTCATCCTAGCCGACGTCGATCCGACGAACCTGTGCCTGTCGGCAGACGCGATAGCCGACGTGGTGACGCCACGGAGCCGCTTCGTAATACCGGTCGAGGTCAACGGTCGTCGTCCCGCCTATCGTGCGATCAACGACGTCTGCGTCGCCTACGACCTGACGATGATCACCGATAGCTGCGAAGCGCTCGGCTCCGCCGATTGCGGGTCGTGGGGCCGGGCGTCGTGCTTCTCGTTCTCGCCGAACAAGCTGGTGACGACCGGGCAAGGCGGCATGGTGGTGACGAATAGCGCCGAGACCTACGGCGCGTTGAAGCGGCTCAAGTTCCAGGGGATGCCGGACCGCGGCAGCGGCGGCAACGACCGGCATCCGGCGCTCGGCTACAATTTCAAGTTCAACGATATTCTGGCGGCCGTCGGCATGGTGCAGCTCGACGCGCTGGTCGACCGGCTGGCGAAGTGCCGCGAGCGTGACCGGTGGTACCACGACGCCCTGAGCGGCCTTATCGAGTTTCCGACGACCGCGCCGGGCGAGACCTGCCTATGGACCGACGCGCTGGTCGATAACCAGGCCACGCTGGCGGCCCACTTCCGCGCGCACGGAGTTGGGATGCGCGGCTTCTGGTTCCCGCTGCACACCCAGCCGCCCTATTTATTCAGCCGGCCGTTCCCAGCGACGACGTCAATCTCCCGACGTGGTGTATGGTTGCCGTCGAATCACGACATCACGCAGGACCAGGTCGGCCGTGTGGTGGATCTCATTAAAGCCAAGGTGAAACATGATTCGTGAACCGTCGCCCTACCTATCGGTCGATGAGCTAAAGGAGATCGGCTTCAGCGTGGTCGGCCGAGGCAACAAGATCAGCCGCAACTGCTCGTTCTACGGCGTCAAGGGATTCATCGGCGACAACGTGCGCGTCGACGACTTTTGCATTATCAAGGGCCACGTCGAACTCCACGACTACTGCCACGTCGCGTCCTACGTCATGATCAGCGGCGCGCACGCCCAGGTCATCGTCGGCGCGTTCTGCGGGCTGGCCGCTCGGACCACGATATTCACGGGCAGCGACGACTACGGCGCCGACACGCTCGGATGCCCGGAGACGCCCGACATCTATTGCACGCGCATTAAGGGGCCGATCACGTTCGGCGTTGGCGCGATGATCGGGGCGCACAGCGTGGTGCTGCCGAACGTCCACGTCGGCGACGGTGCTAGCGCCGGCTGTGGCTGCGTCATATCGAACGACCTCCCGGCCGGCGGCATAATGCGGGCGGCTCCCAGCGTCGTCTACGCGCGCCGGCGAAATTGGCAGAAAATCAAGGAGCTGGCGCTGCGCGTCCTTGAAAACCACGATGGTGGATCATGTTGAAACTTCCTGACGTTACGCTTGTCGTCGTCGAGACCGTCGCGCACGACCTGGCGCGAATGGCGGTCGAGGACTGCCTTAAGGCAGCCGAGTTCGGCGACGTCCTCGTCTATTCGGACGACACGAAGGCGATAAACGTGCCCGGCGCACGTCATTTCACCGTCGAGGACTGGCCGACCAAGGAGGGCTGCGGCGAGTTCTGCACGTTCGAGGCCGCCGCCGCTGTGGTCACGTCTCATGTTCTTTTCACGGAATGGGACGGCTGGATCGTTAGGCCCGATATGTGGAACGACGAGTTCCTGGCCTACGATTACGTCGGCGCGCCGTGGTGGTATACCGACGGGCTTAACGTCGGGAACGGCGGGTTCTCGCTGCGGTCGAAGCGCCTCGCCGACTTCCTCGCCGAACATAGGTATCGTTTCCCCGCCGTCACGGACGACCTGCTTTGTCGCCGCTACCGCCGCGCGATTGAAGCGGAAGGTGGGTTCAAGTGGGCACCCGACGAAGTCGCGCACAGATTCTCGTTCGAATGCTGCCCACCTCACGCTGCGTTCGGTTTCCACGCGATGCGCAACTGGGTCCACGTCCTCGACCGGCGGCGATTGATCGAGCGCGCGAAGGCGGCGGCGAAATATCCCTACGTCTGCGGCCCGTCGCACATGGGCCAGCTTTTGAACGCCGTGCCGTGGCTGCGCCAGGAGATAGGCCTTTGAAGCTATGGATCGTCACTAAGGCCCCGATCGACCTCGGCGACGCCTACGCTATCGTCGGCGTCTTCACGCACCCGGTCCTGGCGAACAACGCGGTCGCGATGGGTGGGGCGGGAAACTACCTAATCGCACCGGTCACGCACGATACGGCCTACAAGGACGGCGAGCTGCTCGACGTGCGCATGATTTCAAAGATAGGCGTCAAGCGATGACGACGTTTTCGGCACCAGGATCGGCAACGTCGGGTCTCCAAGGCTACGATCTGGAAGGCGCGCGGCGTCGAAAGAGGCGTCGCCCCTTGTGGAGAAAGAAATCTGGGCGTAAAAGCGTCACACCCGCGTCCACCATTGGCGCCGTCCACGACCGCGCCGACCAGGAGCCACCGATGGACAAGCTCGTCGTTTTCGTTCCCATCTCCAAGATCGACGCGAAGAAGCAGATCATCTACGGCACGGCGGCCGACGAAACGCCCGACAGGGCGGGCGAGATTTTCGACTACGACACGTCCAAACCATACTTCAAGACGTGGTCCGATTCAGCCGCGAAGGCGACGAACGGAAAGAGCGTCGGCAACGTGCGCGCGATGCACGGCGCGGTCGCGGCTGGCAAGCTCTCGGACATCGGCTTCGACGACGCGGCCAAGAAGATCCAGGTCGCCGCCCACATCGTCGACGCGAACGAGTGGCAGAAGGTCGAGCAGGGCGTCTACACCGGGCTTTCCATCGCGGGCAAATACATCAAACGGTGGGACGACGGCGACCTGAAGCGGTACACGGCCGACCCGGTCGAAGTCTCGCTGGTCGACCTGCCATGCAACCCGGGCGCGACGTTCGAGGTCGTCAAGGCGGACGGCACGACCGAGATGCGCAAGTTCCACGTCGCGGCCGACGAGCCGGTTCCCGAGCCGACCAACGACGAAGTCGCCGCCGAAGCGAAAGTTCTGGCGAAGGCCGCCGGAGACGAGTCAAAGTGGATGGACCAGGTCGAGCCGGCGCGCGAAGCCCTTAAGGCAGCGAAGAAGAAGCCGAAGGCGGACGCGAAACCCGGCGACAAGAAGCCGGACGCGAAGGCGAAAGACGGCGAAGACGACGGCGACGGTGACGAGCCCGCCAAGGGCGCCGACGGTGACTGGGAGCAGGTGTGGCAGAGCCCGCGGCTCGCCGGTCAGACCTTCAAAAAGAAGGCCGCGCTGATCGCCGCGCTGACGGAACTCGACGCCAACGAGGCCGCAAAAGCCGGTGCGGCCCCGGCACTCGACGCGCTGAAGGGCCTGACCGACGCGCTCGACGCGAAGGACGGCGGACAGACGCGTCTTCCGCTCGGCGACATCGTCGTTGGCGGGAAATACGACGAAGCGATCTCGAAGGCCTGCGCGCTCAACGCCGTCGTCAAGCTGGCGGACAATTGCAGCCCCGAAATGATCGCGGACCTCAACAAGACCGTGGTCGTCGTTGCCAAGGACGGCGCGATCGACTTCTCCGCCGTCAAGGCGGCGCTCGCGCCGATCATCCTGGCGACCGTCGAAAAGAAGGAGTTCTCGGCCGACGAACGAAAGAAGCTCGCGGGCGAAGGCAAGGCGATGAAGGACGGCTCCTACCCCATCGCCAGCAAGGCCGACTTGAAGAACGCGGTGCAGGCCTACGGCCGCGCCAAGAACAAGGCGGCGGCGAAGCGTCACATCATCCGGCGCGCGAAGGCGCTCGGCGCGACGTCGATGCTGCCCGAAGACTGGAACATCAAGTCTGTCCAGCCGGTCGACATGACGAAGTTCGCCACCGACGAGCTCAAGACCGACCTGAAGAAGGCGGCGACGCTCTACGGCGTGGCGTGCCTGGTTCAGCTTCTCGCGCAGATCGACAGCGCCGAGGAAGGACTCGAGTCGCCCGACTACGGCTACGGCACGATGGTGCCGAAGGACCTGTGCACGCGGTTCGGCGCGCTGCTTGTCGAGTTCGGCGACATCGTCGCGGAGGTTCTCGACGAGTGCTTGCAGGCGATCCGTGAAGAGGAAAGCGAAGAGGCCGGCGACATGGTTGCGCGCTGCGACGCGGCAGCCGAGCTGTCGAAGATCGTGACCGACTACCCGCTGGTCAAGGTCGGCGCGCGCCACTCAAAGCTCGACCAGACGCGGCTCAACGACGCGCACGACCTGCTGGTCGACGCCGGCGCCCAGTGCGACGCCGTCGGCGACGACGAAGGGGCCGAGAAGGGGACGGCGGCCGATCTGCGCAAGCAGCTCTCCGCCCGCGACAGGGCCTTCGCCAAGACGATGGACGGCGTCGTCGACACGATCAAGGACATCGCCGACCGCGTGAAGCGGATTGAAGCGCAGCCGCTTCCCGAAGGGACGACGCACTACCGCACCGTCGAAAAGGGCGGCGACGTCGACGTTGCTGAAACTGGCGACAAGGCGATGCCGGCCCACCTGCGGACGATCGAAGTCGCGTCCGACATGGCGCGGCTGGCGGCAACGCGCCGCTGACGTCACTGCTGGCCGGGGACGGCCAAGGGTAGTGACGTCGGGAAAGGAACGTGGTAAGGCGTGATCTCCGTCGGGGACGGCGGGCTACCCTGAAAGCATGAACGGCCACCGGGGACGGTGCCGATAGCAAGGCGCGGAGGATTCCTTCCGCGCGCGCAATCGACGCAACCCGGAGAGTGCCATGACCGCACGCCAGCCTGAATTTCATCCGCGACTCCAGCCGATGCTGGCGAAGTCGTTCAACCCGAGCACGCCCGAAGCCTACACCGCCGCGCTCGCCGCGATGGGGAGCTTCCTCGGCGAAGTCGGGAAAGCCCAATCGCACAAGGATTTCGTGCCGGAAGGCCTGCCCGCGTGGCTCGCCAAGTCCAGCACGTTCGGCCAGTCCGGCTCGCCCACGTCGGGCCTGACGTACTACGACCTCGAGCTGGGCGCGAAGTTCCTCTACCCGGTCCTGACGCCGCTCCGTAACGAGATTCCGCGCGTCAGCGGCAAGGGCGGCATCCAGGCCGCGTGGCGCGCCGTCATCGGCATCAACACGTCCGGGATGCGGATCGGCGTCTCCGGCGGGCACCGCGGCGGCGTCCAGGCGGTCACCACCGCCGACTACACGGCGGCCTACAAGGGCATCGGCCTGGAGACCTCGGTCGACTTCGAGGCGCAGTACGCCGGCATGGGCTTCGACGACGTCAAGGCGATCGGCGCCAAGGTCGGCCTCGAAGCCACGATGATCGGCGAAGAACTGCTCATCCTCGGCGGCAACACGTCCATCCAGCTCGGCCAGGGCGTCACCCCGACCGTGACCGGCTCGACGCTTGGCGGCACGCTCGGAACGCTGACGCTGTCCGTCATCGTCGTCCCGCTCTCGCTCGACGCCATGGTCAACGGCTCGGTCGCCGGCGGCGTCCAGGGCTCGATCACCCGGACCAACGCCGACGGGTCGTCCGACACGTTCGGCGGCGGGGCCGGCAAGCAATCGGCGGCGGGGACCGCTTCGCTCACCGGCAATACGGCTTCGGCCACGGCCACGACCACCGCCGTTAACGGCGCGGTCGGCTACGCCTGGTTCTGGGGCCTCGGCGGTGCCGAGCTGCTCGGAGCGATCACCACGATCAACAGCGTCGCGATTTTGGCCACCGCGACCGGGACGCAGACGGCGGCTTCCCTCGGGACGGCCGACAACTCGACGAACGCGCTGATCTTCGACGGCCTGCTCACCCAGGCGTTCAAGTCCGGGTCGAACGCCTACGTCGTGTCGCTCGCGACCGGCGTCGCCGGAACGGGCACGCCTCTGACCGGGGACGGTTACGGCGGCATCGTCGAGATCGACGCGATGCTGAAGAACCGGTGGGACCTCTACCGGCTCTCGCCCGACACGATGTGGGTCTCCTCGCAGGAAGCGAACAACCTGTCGAAGAAGATCCTCGCGGGTCAGGCCAACGCGGCGCAGCGGTTCGTCTTCGAATCGGTGCAGGCGGCGGTCGGCGGCGGCGTCATGGTCCGCACCTACCTGAACAAGTTCTCGATGGCCGGACCGAAGGACATCGAGATCAGGATCCACCCGAACATGCCTGCGGGGACGATCCTGTTCACGTCGAAGACGCTGCCCTACCCGATCTCGAACGTCGGCAACGTGCTTCAGATCCGCACGCGGCAGGACTACTACCAGATCGAATGGCCGCTGGTCACCCGCAGCTACCAGTCGGGCGTCTACGCCGACGAAGTGCTGCAGAACTACTTCCCGCCGTCGATGGCGGTGATCACAAACATCGGCAACGGCTGATAATCCGCCGCCGACGTTTCACGTGAAACACGCGCGCCGCCCTGAGGCGGCGCGCTCTACCGGAAGACACCGAAGCAGGAGCCCGCCATGATCCGCCTCAAAGCGCCCGCCGGAGCATCATCGTTCAGCCACGACGGCCACGAGGCCCCAATCCCTGCTGACGGAATAGTGGAAGTGCCGGAGCACGTCGGTGCCGTCCTGCTTTCCCACGGTTTCACGCCGCACGATGCCAAAGCCGAACGGCTCGGCGAAGGCGGCGACGCGCTCGCGCGCGAAGCGATCGACAACCTCGACGGGCGCGTGCGCAAGCTCGAAGGCGGTCTCGCTGAGTTCGACAAGGAGGGACGCCTGGTCGGCGGCCTGGCCGAAAAGGTCGACGCGCTCGACCGCAAGGGACTCTTCCGCGCGCTCAAGATGATGGGCGTGGCCGCGTCGGCCACGCTCAAGACCGAGGAACTCGAAGCGACTTACGAAGCCGAAGCGAAGAAGCGCGACGACGCGGCGGTGGCTGCCGCGCAACCGGCCGCCGAACCTGCCGCGCCCGCAGCGGCCGCCGAAGCCGGTCAGAAGCCTGCGGAGGGCTGAATGAATGGCCGCGGCAGACCTCACGACGCTCGCGGCCGTCAACGCGTGGCTCGGTCTCACCGGGACCAACAATGACGCCGTCGTCAAGCCGCTGATTTCGGCGGCTTCCCGGTTCGTCCTTAACTACCTGAGCCGCCCGTCCGTCCTGCCGACGTCGTTCACCGACCGGCTCGACGGCTACGGCTGGCAGCAGCAGCAGTTCACGCTCCGCAACTGGCCGGTCCTTTCGATCTCGTCGCTGCTGCTCGGCAGCGTGGCCGTCCTTCCTTCCACGCCGGCGGTCTCGGGCAGCCCGCCGTCGAACGGCTACCTGATCGAGCCGTGGGACGGGCAGCCGCCCGGGCGGCCCCAGAACGTCGACCTCTACGGCTACTGCGTACCGAAGGGCCGCCAGGTCGTCAGCGTGACCTACACGGCGGGCTATCAGGTCACGGCGGAACCGCAGACCGTCCCGGCGTCCGGAACGCTCACGCTGTCCGCTGGCGCGCCCTACGGCCCCTTCGCGGCCGACGGCGGGGTGACGCTGGCAGACGGGACGGCGCTGACGAAGGTCCCGGGGACGCCTGCTGCATCGCAGTATTCCGTGGACGGCACCGGAACCTACACGTTCAACGCCGCGCAGGCGTCGGCGGCCGTCCTGCTGACCTACGGCTACGTGCCGTTCGACCTCGACCAGGCGACGAAGGAACTGGTCGGCGAACGGTTCAAATACAAGGACCGGATCGGGGAAATGTCGAAGTCGCTCGGCGGCCAAGAAACTATTTCGTATTCGATCAAGGACATGCCCGACGCGATGAAGCTGATCCTGCAGAACTACAAGAACGTGGTGCCGTTCCAATGAGCCGTCCATGCTGAACATCCAGCTCGTCGGAGACCGCGAACTGATCGCCCGCTTCCAGGCGATGCCGTCGAAGGTGCGCGCCGCCCTGCTGCGCAAGGTGACGGCGCTTCGGTTGAAGCTCGAGGCCCACATCAAGGCTGACAAGCTGTCCGGCCAGGTCTTGAAGGTTCAGACGGGCAACCTGCGCGCCAGCATCTTTTCGCAGACCATCGACGAGGGCGACACGATCATCGGCCGCGCCGCGTCGTCGGGCGACGTCAAGTATGCCGGAATCCACGAGTTCGGCGGGAAGACCGCGCCTCACGTCATCGAGGCGAAGGGGAAGGCGCTCGCCTTCATGTTCCAGGGCAAGCAGGCGTTCTTCAAGCGCGTCAACCATCCGGGTTCGACGATGCCCGAACGCTCGTTCATGCGCTCGTCGCTCGCCGACATGCGCACCGAGATCGTCGACGGCATGACGGAAGCGGTCAAAACAGCGGCGGCGCAAAAATGACGACCGGCACCCGCGAGCAGATCATGGCGGCGCTGTTCACGCTCGGGTGCGGAGCCT